CCAGTACCATGGCTGAACGCTACTTCGATGACCGTACTGGAGAGTGGGTGTATTACGACGATGAACCTACGCCTTCCCTGTGGACCAAGTTACAGCGTCTGAAGCAGCCAGAGAAGTTTGAGAAGTCTCAGGTCAAGCATATCCCGATAGGAACACATCCTACCCCTCTCCCCGTACGCCAGCGCATGCAGTCTCAGGTCAAGCAGGCACAGGTCAAGCAGCCCCCTCCTAGCCCCCCACAGGCCCCCACAGGCCCAGTCCTCTACCCTCACCTGAACCACCACCTCACCCCCGAGGAGAGGCAGCGTGGGGCGGTCAATGGGGGACGTAAGGGAGGCCCAGCTAGAGCCCTGAAGCTGAGCCCTCTAGAACGCTCCACAATCGCCCGTAAGGCCGCAGACGCCCGATGGAGGAGAGGATGACCCCACCACGCCCTTTGAGCCCCCCACAGCAGCGCAGGCTCCTCAAACGCCAAGAGGAAGCCCAACAGATTCGTGATCAGGCCAAGATCGTGGCTCGCCAAGAGAAATTCGACGCATCTTTGGAACGATGGGCCAAACCCCTTGACAAAGAGCCTCTTGTAGGCTAGGATCACGTTTTGCACTCAATTGCACACCATGACGTCAGCAGTCGCCACGACCGCAGATCGCCTGCAAGAACTGTCGGAGATACAGCGGACTCGTGTGCTGAAGATGGTAGCGAAAGAGCGTCTGAAGTTAGAAGCCGCCAAAGACGCGCCTGTCGATCACTACATCGCCAAAACCATCAATGAGTCCATGCGGGAGTATCGCTACACCCTCCTTGAACTACAGAAGCTTCGGTTCGAATTAGGGCTGGACGAATTCCGAGGCCCCACTGCCCATGTCACCATGCGTGGAGTCTCACAGACGACTACGCTTCCCGATGGCTCCTCGGTGCAGAAGCAGATTTTCGAAGCGATCAACACGATTGAACAGATTTTCGATGCCCGCCACATTCCTAAAGAGGTGAGTGATGGAAGACCCTAACACCATGGCAGACACGCCCAAGTGGGAAACAGTCACCGAGAAGATCCCCGGCCAAGACTTCACCGAGAAGCTGAAGGTCGAGACAGGCTATCTCTATCGCACGACTGTGATCGCCGGGGCGACCACCGATGCCGCAGGACAAGTGGCTGTGGCTCAGACGTTTGTGCCTGACTCCATCGTCAAACGCTGATGCTCATCTTCGCCACGAAGCCCGAGCCCATTCCCCTCCTTCGCCGGGTGTATCATGGCGATTTGTTTGAGGTGCTTCCTGAGTTTGAACGAGACTCAATAGACGTGTGTGTGACGGATCCCCCATATGGCTTAGGCTTCATGGGGAAAGAGTGGGATCAGTTGACCAGCAAGCAGAAAGTCAGTGCCATGAAACAACAACAGCACTGGCATCAAGCATGGGCCGAGGAAGTGTGGCGTGTCCTGAAACCCGGAGCCCACCTCCTCGCTTTCGGTGGGACACGCACGTTTCATCGTTTGACATGCGCCTTAGAGGACGCGGATTTTGAGATCCGAGACTGTCTCATGTGGCTCTATGGCACAGGCTTCCCCAAGAGCTTGAACGTACAGCAAGCTATCAACAAAGCTCAAGAAGGATTTCCACAGGGAGGCCCAGATCCTACCAGCCCGAATCATGGGAAATTCAAAGGTGGATGTACAGACGATTCTCCCACAGGACAAGGATTTGGTGCAGGAGCCGGATCCTTCATGGACGAACAGGGGAATGGGAGAGGGAATGATGAGGGTCCATGGCAAGGATGGGGTACCGCACTCAAACCTGCATGGGAACCGATCATCCTCGCGAGAAAACCTCTCAGTGGCACCGTAGCAGAGAACGTCTTGACGTACGGCACAGGAGCGTTGAATATCGATGCCTGTCGCATAGAAACACAAGACAATTTGAATGGTGGGGCATATAGCGGTGGGAAACGCACTCCTGTTTCGGGAGAAGAACGATCAGCAGTTGCCGCAGGAATGTACGGGGAGGATGGACGTTTGACGCCTGAACAGTATACCCAGCCCCAAGGTCGCTGGCCTGCCAATGTAATCCTCGATGAGGAAGCCGCGTTGCAATTGAATGCACAGGCGGGGGAACGAGTATCCCCATGGATAGGGAATGCGAATGGACATACACGAGGAGCGAAGGGTGGATTGATGTTTGGTGGGACGGAACAACGTACTGAACACAAAACAGGATATTTGGATAGTGGAGGCGCGTCGAGGTTTTTTTACTGTGCCAAACCCGGTCGATCTGAACGTGATATCGGCTGTGAGGATCTTCCTATACGCACCGGAGGCGAAGCGACAGATCGCGTAGATGGCACGGATGGTCTGAACAGTCCGAGAGCCGGATCAGGACGCACCGGAGGCGCACGCAACACCCACCCCACGGTGAAGCCCTTGTCCCTCATGCGCTGGCTCATACGTCTCGTGACGCCCCCCGGAGGGGTGGTGCTCGATCCGTTCTTAGGGTCAGGGACCACGGCGATGGCCTGTATCCCTGAGCACTGTGGCTACATCGGCATCGAGAAAGAAAAAGAGTCGTTTATCATCGCAGAGCATCGCATTGCGGGTATGATGCAACGACAGGCCCTGAAGAAGCTGATCGTGAGACGCACAGAAGAAGACGTGCCCTTGCCCTTCTAATGCTCAAATTCGCGCAGCCCAAAGCGCCTCCCCCCACCCCTGAGCAACACCTCCATCAGGTCAATGCGCGAGCCTATGCTTACTTTGAACAGTTCTTAGGTAAGGACGAAGCTCTTAAGATCTGGAAAACCGGCCAGAAGATTGCCGATCCGCAAGAACGCGCCCTGTTCTACGCCAAGAGCGTGGTGCATGTCGAGGAAGCCCTACGCGGCACGCCTTCCACGCAACTCCAAGACTACGCCCAGTACAAGTGGAAGCCCGTAGGCATTCGAGAATTCATCTGTAGTCCGAGATACCTGAACAAAGCCGCCGAGATCTACCCGGGGGTCTTAGCCGCCGCAGAAGAACTGAACAACGGGTTCTATGTCGAAGCGATTATGACGGGCGGGATTGGCTCAGGGAAGACGACGCTCGCCTTGTACACGAACGCTTATCAGTTGTATCTGCTCTCGTGTCTGAGGAATCCCCACGGACAGTTCGGACTGGACCCAAGCTCCGAAATTCTCCTCGTCTTTCAGAGTATGACGCTCAACTTAGCCAAAGGTGTGGATTATCAGCGTTTTCGACACATGATTGAAGGCTCGCCCTATTTCAACAAGTATTACCCCTTCGATAAAAGCCTACATAGTCGGCTTGTGTTTCCGAATCGCGTTGAAGTCGTACCGGTCGCTGGTACTGAGACAGCGGCCATCGGCCAGAACGTCATGGGCGGGTTGATCGATGAATTGAACTACATGAGCGTGGTGGAGAAGTCGCGTGTAGCCGTGGATAAAGGCACGTATGACCAAGCGATCCTCCTCTACAACTCGATTGCACGAAGACGCAAGTCGCGGTTCATGGAAAACGGGAAGCTACCCGGTATACTCTGTCTGGTGTCTAGTAAGAAGTACCCCGGTCAGTTCACCGATCAGAAAGTGGCTGAAGCTGAGAAAGACCCCACCATTTTTGTATACGATAAGCGCGTCTGGGATATCAAGCCGGAGGACTTCGGGAACCGAGGCTGGTTCGCGGTCTTCGTGGGGGATCTCACCCGGAAGCCGCGTTTCATAGAGAAAGGGGAACCGGTTAATGATGACATGCGAGCCTTGTGTGTCGCGGTCCCCAATGAGTTTCGACAGGAATTCGAAAAAGACATCATCAACGCCCTGAGAGAGATCGCCGGGGTGAGCACTTTAGCTAGACACCCCTTCTTCTTAGAGGTGGAAAAGGTCCACTACGCCTTTAAGCCCCGAGAATCGATCTTCTCTCAACCGGTGGTGGACTTCGTAGAGACACGTCTCACACTTCTTAAGAAGAATTTCTGGAATCCTGATATCCCGAGGTTCGCTCATTGTGACCTTGCTCTATCAGGGGATTCGGCGGGCCTCTGCATCGGGACCGTTTCAGGCTTTAAGAGCGTATCGAGCGATCCCATTCAGCCCGCTTACATGCCCGAGGTGTGGATCGATGGTGTGTTAGAGATCCGTCCTCCAAAGAACTGCGAGATCTTACTCGGCAAGATCCGCGAAGTCATCATCGTCCTGAAGAAGATGGGCCTGAACATTGTCTGGTGTACATTCGATCAATTCCAGTCCGCAGACAGTCAGCAAATTCTGCGGCAACAGGGATTGATTACCGGACATCAGAGTATGGACACGTTGCCCTGTCCACCCTATGACTTTACCAAGACAGCGGTGTATGAAGCGCGGTTGAACGTCCCCACCCACCCGAAGCTCCATCGCGAAATTCTCACGCTGGAAAAAGACGTGAAGACCGGGAAAGTCGATCATCCCCCCGGAGGCAGTAAGGACTGTGCAGACGCCCTCGCAGGAGTCGTGTATGGGTTGACCATGCGCCGGGAGATGTGGGGCCTGTATCGGATTCCTGTCTTGATGATTCCGCAGAGCGTCTATGCGAGCGTAGACAAGCTCCAAAAACCAAACGTCCCTGAGTATCAATCGCTCATCGAAGAAAGCGCGTAGGAGCCTATGGACCCCACAATTGGCCGAAAAGTTGTAGATCGTGTGAATCAGGCGAAACCCTATCTCCTGCAATACAACTCGGTTCCGGCCTGTGGGGAGTACTTGCAGTGGGTGTGTGCCGAGCCGGAGATGAAAGCGGAGAGAGTGGGTTTGCTGAGTAAGAGTGCAGGCGAAGCAGGCTACACCTATCCGAATCAGCAACGCTGTTCGCATGATGTCCTTGCATGGCCCAACGGAGAGCGTGTAGACATCATCCAAAGTGCCGGTGGGCATCCCGCTCCTGCTGGCCCCGCATGGACAGTGATTCCGCCCGCCTTTTGGCGTCCAAGTAACGTCTACGTCGATATCAGCGGATGGCCGATCTATGACAGTGGCACGCCACACGAAGGGACTGCAACTGATTGCACGATTGCCTTCGGGTGGTTCTGCTTGATGACCGCCTTGGCCAAGTGGCCCGACGAAGCCAAGAAGAACATGGACTGGATTCTGGGAGAGATGAATCCTTCGGTGTTCCGTGTCATGCTCGCTGTCGAGGGACAAAGCCACGGCAGTCCGGACGTGTGGACCGATGCAGGCGTGTTCATTCATGACGATTGGGAAAATCGTTATAAGAAAATGTTGGACGTGGTGGGCAATCTGGGGAAGCAACTTCATTGCACCATCTACGGCGGGAGAAATCAAACCCCCACGGAAGATGATCGAAGACGCTTTCAGGATCGCATCATCGCCGCCTCACAGGGAAAATGGGAAGCGATACGTAGCTTCGAATGCGCGAACGAATTCAAAGTGAATAAGTGGACGCCCCAAGAAGTGCGAAATATGGGGACGGATATGCGGTCAAAGTTGCCCGCAGGATTCTTACTCTCGTTGTCCTCACCTGATGCCGCGCATGGCGGGATGGGAGCGAATCCCACGAACGAAGAGATGCAAGACAGCTTCGATGAATTGTATGGAGCCGCTGATCATAGCGGAGCCAATGAGATCACGATTCATACGATGCGAGACAACGGATCAGACCACTTCCCGTTGTCTCGCATCGTATGAATCGTGATCT